AGAGTTTCGTCAGCAGAATCGTGGAGATGTAGCACCTTCTGTTCCCCAATCACTCAAAGATGAACTTGATAGTCTGAGTTCTTCTAAAATGACTGAAGATGAGGACGATGATGCAATGTCCTACTTTGCCCGTCTTGCCGAAGATTGATAGAGTTGGGGAGGGAAACCTCCCCCTTTTTTATGCAGGTGGTATGGTATTTCTAGTATTCTCTGTTATAATTAATCTTTCATCAATGTATTGAGAAGAAGTTTGATAAGTCATGATTTGTCTCATGTCATTCAAGAATTGTTGTAAGTATCTTGGTTTTAAAAGATATATATTAGATTTTTCTTGATTTTTTCTAACTTCGTATTCATAATTTGTAATTCCTCTGACTGGATTTAATTTTTGTGCAGTATAATCATCTGGATTAGGAATTTTAAAATCGCTATTAACTTCTTTTCCTTTTGGTAAAATTAATCGACCATTATTATCTTTTACTTCAGTTGTTTCATAGTGGTGAATTGCATTGATGTCATCATACTTATTATTAGCGTATTCATATAGATGATAATTTGATAGAGGCCATTCATCTCTTATGTTAACAATACCTGCAGTCATTATAACAACCCAATCTAGTTCTGCACTTCCATATAATTCTTCGGCAATCGTGTCTGGTCTTGCACCTTCTACAATTTCATACTTATTAAACAAAGTAAAAACATTTTGGAGGTCATCACGAAGTTTGTTTCTTCTAAAAAGATTTTTTACCGCAACGTATTGATCAGAAGTATTTCTATTTGTCAGTGGTGATTGATAAAGTAAATTTGGTAGTTCTCTGAAATATCCCATTTTAGTATCCTGTTCCGCCTACGTCATCGTGATCACTATAATATACTGGTGATAACTCTTGAAATGCTAATTGCATCGTACTCGAAACTGGAGCACCATCAGCATAAGTAGCATAATTTCCTTCACCAGTATAATTAATGCTCATATTTGTGAGAGCACAAAGTTTAAACCTATTTAAATAATTACTTCCCTTACCAATATATGATAATTTAAAAATATTCGGAGTTTGCATAAACTTATCTCCTGGAGATGATATTGGACTCATGTTTTGTTTAAAAACCCTCATGATATCTTTAACCATCACTGCTTCTTTTTGATATCTTGGAGTGAATTTAAATTCGAAATTAAATTGTCTTAAAGTTGGACCACTAAATAATAATTCCATATTTGGATTTATTATTGATCCAGTTGCTCTTGCAAATAATTGATCTGTGCTTACGTTTGCTCCTAGACTAGAAACTGCCTGTGAAGCAAAAAATAACCGCAACGCAGCTTGTACTTTTCGATCTTGCGCTATTTTTGCAGCATCAATTGTACTTGATGCTAATGATGTTGCTAATTCTTCTGGACTACCAGAAGATATTCCCTTTAGAGCAGTGCCAATAGCAGCAGCATAAAAATTGTTTAAATTACTTTCGCCAAAATTTGTTGCATTAGTATCAGATACTTGTCCAGGAATTGGTAATATTATTGATCCCAACCGATTTTCTGCAGTAGGATTACGAGCACCTCCAACAAATGGGTTATCAAAAGCATTCTGGTTTCTTACATTAATTATTGTAGTTCCCTTTTCAATATAATCGGTTCCATCTTTATTCTTTTCAAATACCTTTACTTGCTCTCCTGATGTATAACTAATACCTTCTGATTTTTTTCTTTCATACTTAATAATATCAAATTTTATATGATCTTGATCAAGATTAATACTTGCTATGGGATATCTTAAATTTGATTCTAATTTTTTTATATTACGTCCAGCACCCAATTTTTCTATTTTGGGATCTTTATTGTAATCAGCATGGTCTTCTGTTATTCCCTCTCTACGACCATCAGGACCATAAACATTTCCAAGCACTTCATAGTATTGGGGGTTGCCAGCATTATTAGGAGTATTATTAGGAGTATTATTAGGAGTAGGTCTGGGTCTTCCTCCACTATATCTTGTTCTACTTGCTCCTGTGTATGTCATTATCGTTTTTTCTAACTATTTAGAATGAATTTTTGAATTGGAAGCTCTCTTGCATCTGCAAGCTCATCTGGATATATTTGGTATAATGATCCAACAACTTCTTCCCAAGAATATTGACGATATTGTCTCCAGTGATAATTGATTCCACGAAATCCCCAACGAAATATATCAGTAACTGCCACCAAAGGATTTTGATCGTATTGTATTAGAGGAGTTTTCGGTCTATAAACAAATACATAATACTTTCCAACATCTGGAACAAGCGTAGAGTCACTACTAAGAGCATTCATTAATTCCATCATGATATCATCGGCATCTTCTGTGCCAATTAGATTATCAACCACTCCACGAATGCGATTGCTATTAATGTCTGTTGGATATCTCATTTATGAATTCCCAATTCGTCTTCGGTGATTACTTTAAATTCCCATTGACGATCTTCACAGAAATCTTTTGCTGCTCTCCACTTTGCCTGATTTCTTACATACTCTTTGACTTCGTAAATATATCCTTTAGTCTTTCTTTTTGGTCTTATTGGTTCAACACACTGCTTTTTGGGTTTTACCTCAATTAGCATTTTTTTAATTGCACCATTAGATTCTTTTACTTTGATGTAGAAGTCAGGATAGTAACGATGAATTCTATTATCCAATGGTGAACGATAAGGGAGTGCAATTTCTTCACTTGCCCATTCTAAAATATTTTCATTCTTATCACAATAAACCATAAACTTTCGCTCCCATAGAGAACGATATACTATATTTGATGGATTACCTTTATATTTTTTAGGAAAGGATGGTTGGTATTTTCCTTTATATGCCATCTAAATACTTAATAATGTAGGATTCGTATAAGGTATTTAGGATGCCAAGGATAAATGACTTAAAAGTAGGTGCTATCGAAAGAAGTCAAATTACCAATGTATCATTATCGAATTATTATCAAGTTCATATGACTGGACTTTCGGAAGGAAGTGGTCTTATGAAATTTCTTAAAAAATATGGATTAAAGGTGGATTGGTTGAGCAATAATCTTGGATTGATGTGTTCTGAGGCAACACTTCCCACTAGTTCTCTTGCCACAGCAGAGGTAAAAGATAATTTTCATGGTATTAATGAGCAATATGCTCATACGAGATTATATACCGATAGTGATTTTACTTTTTATCTTGATGGGGATTATCGAGTTTTGAAATTTTTTGAGGGTTGGATAGATTATGTTGCCGGTGAAAATAATTATCCAGTGAATAAGCAAGGTGGTCAAGTTTCGGTAGCACATGATGGATATTATAAAAGATTCAATTATCCTTTAGATCCCATTGATGGGTATAAATTGGATGGACTGTATATAACAAAGGGTGAAAAAGATTCAAACGAAAGAGAGAGACCAATTATATCCTATAGATTTTTTCATGCTTTTCCTAAAGCAATTACTTCTATTCCAGTTTCTTATGGAAGTGCAGAAGTTTTAAGAGTTACAGTTTCTTTTGCTTATGATAGGTATATTGTTGAGCAATATAGAGGATGGAATAAAGGTCCTTTTCATGATTATCCTACTAATAAAACAGGATTGAACATTGATGGGGATGATCAAGTAGGTCTTCCTCCTGGCGTGGGGTAATAAATAATCATACCTGAATTGTATCAAACAGTATGCCTTTACCCAAGATTTCGACACCGACATATGAGTTGGAATTGCCTTCAAATGGAAAATTAATTAAATATCGTCCATTTCTTGTAAAAGAAGAAAAAATTCTTATCATGGCACTGGAGAGTGAAGATCTTAAACAAATTTCAAATGCAATTAAAACTGTTATATCAGATTGTATTATTACAAGAGGAATTAAAGTAGATCAGTTATCAACTTTTGATATTGAATATTTGTTTTTAAATGTTCGTGCAAAATCCGTAGGAGAATCTGTAGAAGTAAGTGTAACATGTCCAGATGATGGAGAAACACAATTACAAGTTGAAATTGATATTGATTTAATTAAGGTTCAAAAGAATCCTAATCATAGTAATATTATTAAATTGGATGATAATCTTTCGGTTAAAATGAAATATCCATCTTTAAATCAATTTGTTGAAAGTAATTTTGAAGTTGATAATAAAAATGAACAAGTTGATAAGTCTATTCAAGTGATAGCATCTTGCATTGGTCAAGTATTTACTGATGAAGAATCTTGGGATGCTTCTGATTGTAGTAAGAAAGAATTGAATGATTTCATCGAGCAAATGAATACCAAACAATTTAAGAAAATTGAAGAATTCTTTAACACGATGCCAAAATTATCACATACAATTAATGTGAAGAATCCAAAGACAGGTGTGGAGTCAGAAGTTGTATTGGAAGGGTTAGCAAGTTTTTTCAGTTAGCGCTGGCTCATGAGAGTTTGGAAAATTATTACAAAACAAACTTTGCCTTGATTCAGCACCATAAATATTCATTGACGGAACTAGAAAATATGATACCTTGGGAAAGAGAAATATATGTTTCTCTTTTGCAACAATATATTGAGGAAGAAAATTTAAAACAGCAAAAACAGAGTGGTATTTAGTAGTCAAAGTTTTACGGCACCTACTTTAGATAAAAAACCAAAGTTGGGGAAGAAAATGATTTCTTCTTCAGTTTTTCGTGGTGCCTTTAAATCTATTGGAAAATCGACTACTATCAAAATTCCTAAAGGAATGCAAATAGGGGCAAGTAAGTCTTATGTTGATCCAAGTTATTTAAGAAAAGAAGAAAGCACGCCAATTGAACAAACATTAGTAGAAACAAACAATATTCTTATAGAAATACAAAATCAGTTAGCAACTGATTTTGCTTATAGGATTGCAAAAGAGAAAGAAGATATACAAAAAATAAAAATTACATCTGATAAGGAAAAAAAGAGTAGGGCAGAAGCAGGTGTAGAAAGTGTAAAAAAAATTGGTGGTTTTGTTAAAAATCAAGTTGATAAAGTTACTACTCCTGTAAAAGGATTTTTTCAAAAAATACTTGACTTTTTTGGTGCCATTATTACTGGATTTGTAGTTAATAAGGCGATTGATTGGTTAACAAAACCAGGTAATGCTGAAAAAATAGCGGGGATATTTACTTTTATTGGGAAACATTGGAAACCAATTCTTGCTGTTATTGGCGGTTTTCTTTTAACTAATGTTGTATTAAAAATTTATCGATTATATAAACTTATCCGTGGAGCACTGAGACTTATTGGTATTGGTAGACGTGGTGCTGGTGCTGGTGCTGGTGATGCTATAAGGAGAGGTGGTTTAATTAGAAATGCTGCCGGTGGTAGAAGAGGTGTTAATGTTGAGATGGAAAGAATTACCAGAGCAAAACCTGGTTCTGGTGGACTACTTCATGAGAGAGTAGATGTATATAAGAGAACTAAAAATCCAGTAGCAAAGGCAGTTCAAAAAGCAGAAGTATTATCAAAGTTAGCTGGTAAAAAGGTAGTAAAAGCACTTGGTGCAAAAGGTCTCATGAAATTTTTGAGACCAGTATTTAAAAGAGTACCTGTATTTGGAGCACTAATTGATTTTGCCGTGTCTCTTGCTCTTGGAGAGCCAATAGGTAGGGCAGCAGCAAAGTCGGTTGGTATGTTGCTTGGTAGTGCTTTAGGAACATTAATTCCAATTCCTGGTGTTGGAACATTTGCTGGGGGTTTACTTGGTGACTTTGTTGGTGGTAAAATTTACGATGCAATTGTTGGAGAAAAACAGGAAGATCCTTTAAAAATGAATAGAGGTGGTATTGTTCCTGGACCCAATATTAATAAGGACATTGTGCCAATACTTGCTACTCCTGGAGAGGCTGTTGTCCCTAAAAAAGAAACAGCAAGATTTTCGGGATTTTTATCTGATATTATTAGTAATGGTGGAGAATTATTTGAGAAAATGTTTCTCTCATTGAGAAAACAAGAATATAATAATAATATATTTAAAGAAGCGAATGAAAAATTTGAAGAATCTATAGAAGTGCTTTCCAAGTACTTTAAAAAAGAAACATTAAAAGCGCTTGATCCCAACTTATATAATAAATTATATGGTGCCATTGGAGGACCACGAGATTCAATGGCAAATAAATCTTTGAATCCTGTGAAGAAAAATACTTCAAACATGTCAATGAGATCTATGAATAGGTCTCCATCGATTACAATGTTGCCTCCGATAAGTGCTGCCACTAATTTATCTGCTTCTAAAGTAAATTCAACACCCTCTGGTGGAGATTCGATAATTGCACTTGATGCAGAGGATAATGATAATTTTTATGTTTCATACTACACTGCATCTTCTCTTGGATTGGGAGTGTAATAAATGGAAAGCGTCGAGAATTTAAAACTTAATGTTAGTAATATAAAAAGTGTATTGACTACATCAAATAAAAATTTGAAACAGTTACAAATTAAAAAGACAAGTATATTAAGGAAACAAATACAAGGCGAAAAAAGATTTGAAAGAGAGAAAAAAATAGAGACCCCTAGAATTCCTGGATCCGAACTTGCCAAAGGAATTGTAAGAAAAATTGCAAGTCCTGTTATGGGAGTATTTGATAGAATAATGGGATTTTTCAGTGCTATATTACTTGGATTTGTAGTTAATAATTTGCCAAAAATAATTGCAGAGTTGACTCCTATTTTTGAAACTATGAAACCAATATATGAAGGTTTTATGAAAGGATTGGGATTTGTGATAAATGGAATAGGATTTTTGTATAATTCTGTTGCGCCATTATTTTTTAATGAAAATGAAGCACGAAATAATATTAAAACTGCAGAAGATACACTCAAATTAATTGATAAGGATTTAGATGAAGGTTTTGAATTGTCAAAAGATAATGATAATACTGAATCTGAGACAACTCAAACTCAAGAAGTAAATAATTATACGGATCCTTCTACGCCTGTCATTCAACAACAAACTCAAGTAAAACCGGAAATACAAAAAAGAAATACTGGTGGTTTAGTAAACAAAAGACAAAATGCGAATCTTCCACCAAGAAGAAATAATTATGAAAATGCAAAAACAAATCCTTTAAGGTTATTTGGAAAGGTAACAGAGCAAAACAGCGAAAATGTAAATCTATTTGAAAAAAATAATGATAAATTAGAAGAAATTGCAAAATTATTAAAATCATCAGAAAGGAAAAAATCTATTACTACTAATGATAATAAACCGGCAACTGATAATAAAGTTGTAATTAGTGATGGTAAAATTACCGGACAAATTGTTGGAAGAGTTGGGCATAGTGGGTATACGATCCCAGAAGGTCCAGAGGGTTCTCACATTCACATTGAAACTGGAAGGGGGGAAGGAGGAGCGGGAGGAGAGATTCCTTCATCAGTTTTGAGTAATATTATTGTTGGTGGTAAACCATTGTCTGATTGGCCTCAAACTTCAACAATTGGTGATGGTAGAGGGCACCGTGGATTGGATTATGGTATTCCGAAGGGGACACCAATTACTCTTAAAGGGGGATTGAAACTTGTTGATTATGATACGGTTAGAGATCCAAGTGGATATGGAAATAATATAGTTATTGTGGATAAATATGGAAATTATTATTTAATTGCTCACTTATCCAGTGGACCAGAGAAATCTAAAGATGGTGAAGGTGGGCAGTTAAATAATAGTATAACATCTAGACAAATAATTCCTTTAAGTGACGAAATTAAGAAACAAATTATTATAGTTCCTGTAGAAAAGTTAGTGCCTATTGAAACTCCAGTTCCAGTTACTGGCAATTCTACAAAGGTCTATAGACCTGGTGGAGGAAAAGATTATGGTGGACGACCTTTAAATCCCTGGCAAACGAGAGGACCTCAATAATGAATGCAGCACAAGCAAGTATATTTGAAGAATTTATAATTACATCTGATGACGGAAGTAATTCTGTAAATCTTTATGATGGTCAGATAAGAATTATTAGTTTTGATTACTTTGAATCTATATTATCACCGTGCATTACTGGCACAATTATAATTTCTAGTGGATCTGATGCTGCTGTATCGAGGGAAGATCCCCAAAATAGAGTAGGAAGTATATTATCGCATTTACCTCTTCGTGCAGGATCAATAATATCGACAAAAATACGCACAAAAAATGGAGTATTGAATTTTTCTGGAGATGATTATAAAGTTTTATATGTGACAAAGGTTGTTCCTCTAATCCAAGATTCTAATTCAGAAACAATATCTATAAAGTTTACATCTAAAATTGGATGGTTAAATGAAACTACCAGAATTACACGATCATTTAATGGAAAAATTACCAAATCTGTAGAATCTATATTAACAAAAGAATTGGGTATAAAATCTAATAAAATTTTTATTGAAGAAGCAATCAATAGTCTCACATTTACTGGAATGAGAAAGAGACCATTTGATTTATTAATAGGACTTTTATTAAAACAATCTATACCCCCCAATACAGTAAATCCTGGTTATTTTTGTTATGAAACAAAGAGTGGATTTAATTATGTTTCTATTGATACTTTGATAAATCGAGAGGAATTTAAAATTCCTTATGAATATAATGGCAAAAATATATCATCTTTTGAAACTAAAGATGACAGTGCTGATTTTAAGGTAGCAACATTTTCGACAGAAAAAGATCAAGATTTGTTGATGCAAATTAGATCTGGAATGTATGCTACAAAAAATTTATTTTTCAATCCACTAACTTTTAAATTTACCGAAATTGACATATCTGTGATAACAAATTCAAAGTTTTCTTCATTGGGTAAAAAACAAAAACTTCCAAGAATTTTAGATCAAGATTTCAATGAGGGGAAAAAATATCATCGAGTTCAGTCTGCTATCCTAGATATAGGAAGTAATACAGAAGAAAAAACTCAAAATAATAATCCAGAACTTTACTATGCAGCAGGAACTACTAGATATAATGCATTATTTTCTCAAATTCATAATGTAACAATTCCATCAAATATTTTACTTGAAGCTGGAGATTCGATTATTTTAAATATTGAAAGTATATCTAATGATAAGGTGCAAGGTGTTGATCAAGTTAAAAGTGGTAAATATATAATTAGGGGAATAAGGCATCATTTTACTCCTAAAGTATCTACTACTGGATTAAAACTTATTCGCGATTCTTATGGATTACATTTTAGTAAGAGCAAATAATGGAAGGACTAAATTCGGCACAATTTAATTTTTATGGTTTGGGGACAAATGAGTGGATAGGTATGATATTGCCCTTTGAATCCCAAAAAGATCAATCTACGGGAAAGAAAGGATTTGGTTTTCGTTATCGAGTGGCTATTATGGGTTATCATCCACTTGATAATAGTATAACTGATGAAGAAATTACTTATGCCATAACTGGATTCTCACCTGCTGATGGCGGCGGCGGTGGATCGTGTTATAAAACATCTAAATTGACTCAAGGAGATGTTGTTTTGGGTAAATTTTTAGATGGTGATAATAAACAATTGCCAATTATATTGCATGTTTTATGTAGAACGTCTGATATACAATATGGATATGGATCTGGTAGATTTGATCCAAAAACTGGATTTGTTGGAAGTAGAAAAAAGACATCATTAACAAAAAATCAAGAAACATGTGAACAAAAAGGAATATGCACGCCAAGACTAATACCTGGGAATGGGAAACAAGGTAGAACATCTCCATAAATAATTCAAAAAATATATGTCAGTTTGTGCAGATCCTATCAGTAATACATCTGGTCATGTAGTAATTCTTCCAGATCCTTGTAAAGATAATACCTTTGCGAAGGCAGAAGCATATCTGGAAAACTTTTTTGCTTTGGTAACAAAACCACTTGATTCATCCTCAAGTTTAGATCAAGAATTGAAAAAAACCGTGAAACTTCTTTCTATTGGTATGAAAGGTTTTGTAAATTCTGTTGTGGGAAGATTTCAAGATGAATTGATTGAAAGAATAAAAGGTGGACTTGCAGGACTGGAAAATGCAGTTAGATCTTCATATAAAGGAAATGAATTATTCAAAGCTCTTGATGAATTAGCAAAAAAACAAGGCGCTCAAATTGATCCAGTTGATAATCTGTTTAAGGCACTTGCTTGTTTGGCAAATAAGGTTACGGATGCCGCAGAAAAAATATTCACTGATTTGCTATCACAAGCAGTAAAAAATGTATTGAATGTCCCTATTTGTGCAGTTGAGCAAATATTGGGTGCATTTACTAATAAGATGATAGATATCATTGAGAGCACCGTTTCACCAATATTGGAACCGATTAAGAATGCATTAGAATTTGTTTTTGATGTAAGAGATTTTCTTGTTGGTGTAGTGAAAACATTGAGAAAGGTTGAAAATCTTTTAAATTGTAATGAGAAGAAAAAGTGTCCTCCATCTACAAAATATAAAATCAATCAAGGATTGTTGAGAGATAGGGGAGAAGGAGAGCAGAAAGACGCCTTTGATAGAATATTTGCAAAAGGAGCACTGTCAAGAGGTGCTGCAAATCTTGCAAATGATTTTGAAAATCAATATGGATCATGGTCTATATTTGGCGAGACCCTAGAAAATGCTGATCCAAATTCGGGTTGTTATACTGGAAATGTTGTCAGTTGTGGCACACCAAATGTAGAATTTTTTGGTGGTGATGGTGCAGGAGCATTTGGAAGAGTAATACTTGGCAATATTATTAATGAAGTTGATAGTGAAGGTGTAATTGATTCTGCACAAAGGACTGCAAGTATTGTTGGTGTAGAAATTCAAGATCCCGGAAGTGGATATACAACTCCACCAATTGTATCTTTTACTGATGCATGTGATAAGGGATATGGTGCATATGGCAGAGCAAACATAGATACAAATCCTAGTTCTCCAACTTATGGTCAAGTTACTTCTATAAGTATTATTAGTAAAGGAGAAAATTACCCAACGGAAGGTCTTATTGAAGATCCATTATACATTGAAGATATTGTAATTGAAAATCCCGGATCTGGATACTCTGAAGGTGATTCTGCTCAAGGGATTAAATTAACAATTCGTGATGGTCAAATTGTTGACACTGAAATTGAAAACTTAGGATACAATGGATTGCCTGACCTAAATATCAACAGTAACACTGGGTTTGGAGCTGTGCTAAGACCAATAATGGCAGTTGTTCCGCCACAGAGAGAAGTTATTCAAGTTATAGATTGTGTGAGGTAACATATGGCAAATTCTGATAGTTTATATCGAGAGGTTTGTAGTCCAAAATTAGTTATTGAGTCGAATTCTGAAGAGCAAACTACTGCCGGTAAATGTGCCTTTTCTATTAAAAGTGAAAACGAGTCTGGTATTCGTTGCTCACAAGGATTGTATGAAAATGGGATGTTTCATCAAGGAACAGAAGGACGGTTTGAAATAGAGTGTGGAGATAAAAATAGAGATGGACAACCAGATTTTACTTTAATTGCACATAATGGCAATATTCATTTTAATGCTGATAGTGGATCATTCGTTGTAGGTGCAGAAACAATTACTTTAAAGGCAACAGATGAAATTGTAATAGATGCTCCTTCAATTAGAATTGGAAATAATGAAGGGCAAACAAATAAAATTGAACTTCATGCACAAAATTTGATTCCTGTAGAGAATGGAAAAATAAAAAAATTTGAATTGAAAGAAGCACTAATGTCTTCAAGCACAGTTGCATCTTTTAAAGGGTCATTAGCTTCTGGAAATCCAAAATTAAAAGCATAAAAAATGGGAATACCAAGAATAAATCCAGATTTTTCTCAATTAGGTAATTCGATATTTGAAACCGTATATATTTACGATAAACTTTATGCGAATGAAATTGTTGTAGATAACACAATTTTTACTGGTGATGTTAATCTTGATGTTTTACGAGTAAGAAAATATTTTAGTGTAGGTACTAAGGAAAAACTTTTAAATGTTAATGATAATACTAAAAGAATTGGAATTAACACATTAAATCCTGATAGATCAATTGTTGCGATTGGTAATGTTGGAATAGGAGGAACGGTTGATATTAATGGTGGTAGGGTAGGTATTAATTCTGATTATATTGATCCAACAGGCAATAGAGTTCTTGAAGTTGGTGGAAGTATAAAGATCACAAAATACATTTATGATCAATTTGATAAAAGAGGTAATAATACAAACGTTCTTTCTGTTGATGCAAATGGAATTTTCTGGAAAGAATTAAGTACAGAAGTTCAGGAAGGTGTCTTTTTACAAGAAGAAGGTGTTGAAGTAGGACAAGGGGTTTCTTTCACAAATATTAATTTCGTGGAGAGAAACAGTCTTGGTATTTTGACCGAGACTCTGGGAATTACATCTTCCGGAATTTTAGGACTTGCCACTATATTTTCCAATGATTATTGGGGAAATGCAATAGGTGGTGACAAGGCAGTTGCCGATAATAACATTTATAGAATGACCAATGTTGGTATTTTTACCAATAATCCATTAGTTGCACTACAGATTGGTAAAAATACTTCTGGTGTGGTTGCCATTACATCGGAGGGTAATCTTGGAATAGGAACTACAAATCCAAGATTTCCTTTGGATGTTTATGGCGGTGTCTCTATTAGTGGTGTAACAACTCTTGCATCTGATGGAGGTATTACAACAACCGGTGGAGACTTATTTGTTGATAATGGTCTTTCTGTAGGAGGTGCTGCTACTATAGGAGGTGCTGCTACTGTAGGTGGTGAATTATTTGTTAAAGATGATTTATCTGTTTTTGGTGGAGATATAAAAACTAATCAATCCACATTTAACTTATTAAACACCACTGTAACCACATTAAATCTTGGTGGTGCTGCAACTTCTATTGAGATAGGTAAGAATGATGCTACGGGCATTATAAGCATAAATTCTACGAAGGATTCAACCAGTAAAACAACAGGCGCATTAGTTGTTGATGGTGGTGTAGGAATTGCAAAAAGATTAACCGTAGATAATGTAAGTATTGCTAATACAGTTGGTGTTGGAAGTACTGCATATTTTGAGGATGAAGTTGATATTGATGGCACTCTAATACTAAATTCTTTTATACAGGATGTTAATGATTCTACTGGTGGCGATAAAGATTATCGTCTTGCTGCAGTTGGAAGTGGTGTTTCTTGGAGACCTTCTGGTGTTCAAACAAAGAGAACTATTTGGGTTTCGGAGAGTGGTAACGATGCCAATAGTGGATTACTTGAGGGTGATGCAAAAAGAACAGTTGGTGGTGCAGCAGCAATAGCAGAAGCGAGTGATACAATTGTTATAAGACCCGGAACATATGATGAAAACAATCCAATTGGATTAAGAACTGACGTATCTGTTACAGGTCAAGATTTGAGATTGGTTACAATCAGACCTCAAAATTTGATGCGTGATATTTTTCATGTAAGAAGAGGATGTCTCATTGAGAATTTGAATTTTGCCTGTAAAAATAATGATGGAGATCCAAATGACAATGGAGTAAGTGTTGCAAATACTGGAGGAGGAGCAGTTGCATTTCCTCCAACACAAACAGACATTGATGCCGGGACTGCATATCAAGCGGTAAGTGGATTTACTGATGTTGGACCAGCAACAGAAGGTCCTACGGGAAGATGGAGAAGTCCATATATTAGAAATTGCACAAACTTCATGACCAAAAGTATTGGCATGAAGATTGATGGTAATCATGCCACAGCATCAAGTGATGGTGCTAATTTGAAATCAATGGTTTGTGATTCATTTACTCAATACAATGAAGCAGGTATTGGAGTATCACTTACCAATGAAGCATATGCCCAATTAGTTTCTATATTTACAATTAATAATGATATAGGAATTTATGCTGATACTGGTGCTCAGTGTGATTTGACTAATTCTAATTCTTCCTTTGGAAATTATGGATTGGTTGCAGTTGGATTGGGAGCAACTCAATACACTGGTTTTGTTACTTCTAATACTGCTGGAGTTGCTTATGATTTTAATAACACCGATATTATAGTTGGCACTGCTGTTACCGACAGATCCAATGTATATCAAAGACCTTTTGATGGGCAGGCAGTTTGGTTTGCGATTGATCTTGCAAACTATCCAGATGCAACTCCACCAAGTGGAAGCACAATACTTCCATCTCCTATGAGAGAAGTTGAGAGAATTGATTTAATACCTAATGCTACTGGTAACTCTGGATTTAGTGCTGCTTCTCCTCCTAATGTGATTATAGAAGATTTTGATGATACTTTAGTTGAACCTAAAGGTCCTCAATCTATTGCTGCTCAAGCAACTGCAACTGTAAGTGCAGGAGGATCCATTACCCAAATTAATTTAATTAGTAATGGTAGAAATTATCTTCCAACTCAAAATATAGTTGTTAGTATTAATGGAAATACTGGAATTGCGACTGCTATCATGAAACCTATCTACTATACAGTTTCTGAAGCGGGCGATTTCAATTCTGTGGGTATGACGACTATAACCTTTAATGAATTTATACCATATGAATTATTTGAAGGAGATCCAATTTATTTTGCAAGAATAAGTCGTATTCTTACATCTTCACATTCATTTGAATACATTGGTACTGGGACCACTATAAATAGTGCGTTACCCTTTGAGGGTGCAGTTCCAATCAAAGCTAATGAAGTTGATGCCAGAGATGGAGCACAAATTCCGTTTACTAGCACCGACCAAAAAGGAAATTTTGATATAGGAGAGGGGATACAAATCGACCAAACAACGTCAACAATTAGAGGTAGAGATTTTAGTAGAGCAGTTCAGGCAGAAATTACACCATTAATACTTGCATTAAATTAATATGGCAGTAGCACCATTAAATAAATTTATAACTGTAGCAGTACCGGTTGCACCTGGAATTAATACTGTATATACAACTCCTGTTGGTGTAAGTGCTATTGTATTATATGCCGGAGTTTCAAATGTTGGTTTAGGAACGACTACTTCATATCCAACAGTAACGTTTACGCACCAAAGAAAATCCACGGGAACAAGAACATTTGGTAATACCAGAGATACGAGAATTGTAAAAGATATTGAGGTGCTACCGAATGATACATTGTTTCTTATTGATGGAAGATTAGTCTTAGAAAGAACTGCTGCTGTATCGGATTCATTGACTATTATTAGTGATCAGCATGGTGTCAGAGATATTCAGGGTGTTGAATATCATGCTCCTAATGGGGTAACTACTGTAACTACCACAACTCCTCATGGATTCCAAGTTGGTGATGAGATTACTATGGCAGATATTCAATTCACTTGTACGGGAGATGGATACGGAATAACCACAACGTTTTTCCCCTCACCACAGAGAAGTTTTACTGTAGATGTATCAAATACTCCAACAACTTTTGAAGTAAATTCTGGTAAGAGTGTTGGCATTGCTCACAATCATGTTAGTGGAACAGGAAAAGTAGCACCCTTAAGATTGGAATTAACCCTTAGTATTCTTGAAAATAGTCTTGCATAACAATGGCAAAATATTTAAGCGGAAGAGTAAAAAGAAAAGAACAATCCAAAGTAGCAATTTCTACGGATCGCTACCGTTATCTTGGACTTAATGAAACTGAACCAAATTTAGGTGATCCTCTTTCCGGGACATTTCAAGACACTCCACCTGCTGGTACAAGATATCAAATAGTTTCCGTTGAAGGATATCCTGGAGAAAGATATTGGATTCCTGTTGAGGGTGGAATCATTCCAGGATCTATTACTGTCTATGATGAATCTACTAAACTTGTTGGTAATATTAGTAGTATAACTCAACTCAATTTTATTGGTGCTGCTATAACTGCAACATCAGATTCATTTAAAGAAACAACATTAACTTTAAGTGGCAATCATAGTTTTTCTGTTGGTTTAGGTATTACACAGGGTAACAATAATGTTACTGGTTTTGTAAAATATTCTACAACAACAGTTGGATATGTTACTGTCACTAATGTTGAGGGATCGTTTGCTCAAAATGCAAGTGATGAAATTTATGAGGATGGAGTAACCACTGGATTAACCGTAGATTCTTTATCTTCGATTATTGAGACTGGAGTTAAAGCAGACATAACTGTTTCTCCACAATTCTTTTCTGAAAATAAAGAATTAATATTTAATGATAATGGGGAATTTAATGGTGCTAGTGTTTATTGGGATAAGTCTAATACACGATTAGGTATTAATAGTAGTGATCCTGCACATACTTTAGATGTTACAGGAGATATTGATGTAAGTGGTAGCATTAAAGTTGGAGCAACTATCTATGATAGTGATGGTGATCCAGGAACTGACGGGCAAATTCTTGCGAAGGGAGCAGGAAATCCTGGGACAATAGATTGGGTTCGTTTGGAATCTATTATTACTGGTGCTGGTGGAACAATTGGTAATATTCAGTTTCATGGCACTACTGGATTGGTTCAGGGTGATAATGAATTAAATTTCAATCCTTATAATGAGTTTATTGGTATTGGTACTAATGATCCGGCACAGAAGTTTCAAGTTGGAGTAGATGGAAAAAGATATACAACAAAGAAATTAACTTTAGATAGTGCTATAGGTGATAATTATAGTGCAGGAGATTTAGTTCAATTGAGAACGGCAGCTTCTCCATTTGGACTGCAGGATATATTTGGAACTCTTGTATATGATGTGCCTTCTGCCGGAACAGCACTAACGGTTAGAAATAGTAATTACGAAACAAAAGGAACTCAATGGAGTTCTTTTACTGGTAATGGGTATAGAATATACTTTAATAACACTCTTTTAGCTACTGGCAGGTATATAACTTCTGTTGCAAATGATGCCACCATACCAGAAACTACCTACGAGGGAGATGATGTCTTTGTAGTTACTAGCACTGGTGATGTTGGTATTGGCACAGTAAATCCAAGGACAAAGAGAGATTCTACGACAGTTAATTTAGATGTTGTCGGTGATGTTTTATTTAAAGGTGATAATAACTATGATCTTCACTGGGACAAGAGTGCTTATAGTTTAATACTTGATGATAATGCCAAGTTTGCTGCAGGCACTGACTCTGATTTAGAAATATATCATAATGGCACTACTGGATATATTGATAATAAGACTGGACATTTATATATTAGAAATGCTGGGTCAAATATTAATTCAAACATTTATATTCAGGCAAGAAGTGGAGAAAATAGTATTATTTGTAACGATGATGCTGGCATAGATCTTTATTATAATAATAGTAGAAAAGCATATACAGATATCAGTGGTTTTCGTATAGATGGTAGATTATATGTTGATCACAGCACATCAGAGTTTCATGGAGATGTAATATTTGATGGAAATACTGCTGGTCGTGATATTTACTTTGATGTGAGTGAAAACTCTTTATATGCTTATGATAATGCAGAATTTCGTGTAGGGACAACTGCCGACCTACGAATTTACCATGATTCTACACTCACCAAAACATATGTTGGGTTAGATTCTAGTGGTGGTAAGACATTAGACTTCGTTTCTTTTGATAATAATCTTGGCATAAGCACTGCCATGAGAGTGACACATGTTAATAGTGGAGATAATTATAATACTTATGTAAATCTATACTATAATGGAGTTGAAAAATTAGAAGTAACGGAAAATGGTATTGATGTAACGGGTCATGTAGAAACCGATACATTAAATGTTTCTTCTGCATCAACTATTTCTAATATTAAGATTGGTGGTCTTGGTGGAAATCTTTCTAATACAATAGATACAACTTCTGGAAATTTAATTATTAATGCTCAAGGTGGTTCTAATACAATTGTTACTGATAGCGAACTGCAAATTAATAGTACTGAACCAACCACTGGTAATAATGATGGTGCTTTAATTGTTGCTGGTGGTGTTCATATCAGAAGTGATTTGATATTATGTAATGATCCTGATATCGTGGATACTATTGACCCCGTTAAAGTTGGTATTGCAACAAGAACTCCTGTTGATAGACTTCAAATAGGATCACGGAACGAATTTATACCAGTTGTAAATACAAATACTGGAGATCTTGCTGCTCCTGTTGGTGGTTTGGGTACCAATGAAATTACTGGAATCACAATATCTGGATCTGGTATTGTATTGGGACAAGAAGTAAAATCTGGATTCCATACAGTTGGCACGAAGATTTCAAATATTGTTGGAAATACAATTATTGTTGATACTTATGCAACTAATACTGTAGCACAAACTAATGTTCCTATTACTTTTGGTATAAGAAATGATAGTGCTGTTATTGCTATTGGACAAACCGGTTCTGTTGGAATAGGCACTACAAGTGCCGAAGCAAAATTAGATGTTCGTGGTAATTTACAAGTTACTGGAATTGCATCAGTCAGTGAAACTATAAAAGTTGGTGCGGCTGTAACGATTTCATCAAGTGGAGATACATTCATATCTGGTATCACATCTGTAGGCACTGGTGTGACCATTACTCCATCTAATGGAGGTATTGCCGTCACCGGAATTATAACAGCAACTGGTGGATTTATTGGCACAGTTAATAGTAGTGATATTGTTGGTGATATAACAGCAACTAATATTAATGTTACCGAAGAAAGTACTGATGCCGAGTGTAATATAGTTTTTGTAACCGCATCTAATGGAATTCTTCCACCAAAAACTAATGCCAACTTAACTTATGATTCAAGTACTGGAAAATTGCAATCTGCTAGTTTTGAGGGTGATGGATCTTTACTGACTGGTGTTATTGGTGTAGGCACTGGCGTTGAACTTCAATCAAATGGAACTTCGGTTGGAGCTGCAGCAACAATTAATTTTAGTGGAGGATTTAATGTATTACTTTCTACTTCAAGTGGTGTTGCGACAGTAACTCCAACAGCAACGGATAGAAGTGTTTTCTCTCATTATTCTGATTATGCAAGTCATAGTGAAACATCAAATTATGCATACGGTATTGTAGGTATTGCAAACACTTCTTACAATGAAGTAGGAATACTTACTGCAAATTCATCTTCTGCAGATAGTTTTGGATGGTCAGTAGCAACCAGTGCTGATGGCAAGACTATTGTTGTTGGAGATCGCTTTGGTGATGGTAATGCAACAGATTCAGGCGCAGTTTATGTCTTTGATCGTGAAGGAAATACCTATAGTCAAGTAGGTGTCTTGACAGGTTCTTATTCTACCGATAATTATGATAATTTTGGACAAGCAGTAGCAACCAGTGCCGATGGTAAGACCATTGTTGTTGGTGCTTTTGATGATGAAACTTCTGGCACTACTGGTTATGGTCTTGTTTATGTTTATGATCGTGTTGGAAATGACTTTAATGAAGTAGCAATTTTAACTGGTTCTTATGCCACCGAATCTTTTGATTACTTTGGATGGTCAGTAGCAACCAGTGCCGATGGTAATACTATTATTGTTGGTGCTTATGGTGATGAAACTTCTGGCACTACTGGTCATGGTCTTGTTTATGTTTATGATCGTGTTGGAAATGACTTTAATGAAGTAGCAATTTTAACAGCATCTGATCAAGGTGCAGGTGATTCTTTTGGACAGGATGTTGCATGTAGTGTTGATGGTAAGACTATTGTTGTTGGTGCTGGTGGTCATGACGATCTTTCGGGACATACATCTTCAGGCGCAGTTTATGTCTTTGATCGTGTTGGAGATGATTTTAATGAAGTAGGAATTTTAACAGCATTTGACAGTAATAATTACTACTTTTTTGGAAATGAAGTAGCAACTAGTGCTGATGGCAAAACTATTTTTGTTGGTAGAAGTTCTATTTCTGCTAATCAACCTGGTGCTGTTTATGTTTATGATCGTGTTGAAAATGACTTTAATCAAGTAGGAATTTTAACAGGTTTTTATGCCGATGATGATGATCAATTTGGGATCTCTGTGGCATGTAGTGCCGATGGTAAGACGATTATTGTAGGAGCTCAAAGTGATGAGTATCCTGGTTCTGGCAATGGTTCTGGTCTCGTTTATGTTTTTAATCGTCAGGGAAACAACTTTAATGAAGTAGGAATTCTCACCGGATCTTATGCTTCTAATACTGGTGATTATTTTGGACATTCTGTAGCAACCAGTGCCGATGGTAAGACCATTATCGTTGGTGCTTACAATGATGAGATTAATAGTGAACAAGGTCTTGTTTATGTTTTCGATCAAAATGTAAATACAAAATCACTTTTAAGGACTATAGATGAAAAAAATATAATTATAGAATCTAATTTAACAGTAACGGGTGATATTAAAGGAACTGCAGATAATGCCGATAGAAGTATTTTCTCTTCCTATTCCGATTATGCAAGTCATAGTGAAACATCAAATGGATCTTATAATCTTGTAGGTATTGGATCAACTTATATTGAAGTAGGTGCTATAGAACTTGATAATCCTAACTCTAACGATGAATTTGGACACACAGTAGCAACCAGTGCTGATGGTAAGACCATTATCGTTGGTGCTCCCGATCATGATACTAATTCATTATCAAATGTAGGTGCAGTTTATGTCTTTGATCGTGAAGGAAATACTTATAGTCAAGTAGGTTTCTTTACTGGTTCTTATGCTACCAGTAGCAGCGATTATTTTGGACAAGAAATTGCATGTAGTGCCGATGGTAAAACCATAGTTGTTGGCAACCAATATAGTGAATTACCAGGATCGGAGTCGAATAGTGGACTTGTTTATGTCTTTGATCGTGTTGGAAATGATTTTAATGAAGTCGGTATCTTAACCGGTTCTTATGCTTCTCAAAATAGTGATAATTTTGGATCGTCAGTAGCAACCAGTGCCGATGGTAAGACTATTGTTGTTGGTGCTCTTCTGGATGAGAAGGGTGTTGATAGTGTTGATGGCGGAGGTGTAGTTTATGTCTTTGATCGTGTTGGAAATGATTTTAATGAAGTAGGTATTCTAACAGTATCAAGTGGTGCATTTGTTTTTGATTATTTTGGATATTCTGTAGCAACCAGTGCCGATGGTAAGACTATTGCTGTTGGTGCGTATGGTGATGAAAGTGGCGTAACAGTAACTGATGTAGGTGCAATTTATGTCTTTGATCGTGTTGGAAATGATTTTAATCAAGTAGGTATTCTAACAGCATCTTACGATACCGTGCGCTATGACTTTGGACGCGAAGTAGCAATCAGTGCCGATGGTAAGACTATTATTGGTAGTGCTTATTATGAGTCTGGGACCGGTGATCCTACTAAAGGCACTGTTCATGTCTTTGATCGTGTTGGAAATGATTTTAATGAAGTAGGTATTCTAACAGCAGGAACTGAATATGCTGATAATCATGATTATTTTGGATGGTCAGTTGCATGTAGTGCCGATGGTAAGACTATTTTTGTTGGTGCTCCCAATGATGAATATTCATCTACTTTTACTACTGGCATTGTTCATGTTTTTAATCGTCAGGGAAATAACTTTAATAAAGTAGGTATTATAACCGGTTCTTATGCTACTAATCTTGCTGATAAATTTGGATACGCAGTGGCATGTAGTGCAGATGGTAAGTCTGTTATTGCTTCTGCTCTCAATGATGAGATTGGAGGTACTAGTGCTGCCGGTGTCGTTTATGTCTTCGATCAAACAACAGTTGCCAGAGATGCAATTACGGCAACAGATACTGGTGTTTTAATTACCGGAGATCTCAATGTAACTGGTGATATTACTGCATTCTATACTTCTGATGAAAGATTAAAGGATAATATCACTCCAATTGATGATCCTTTGGCAAAGGTAATATCAATTAGTGGTAACACATTCGATTGGAATCAAAATTCCAATAAGTCTGGTCATGATGTTGGTGTTATTGCACAAGAAATAAAAGAAATTCTGCCAGAAGCTGTTACTGAAAGAGATAATGGGTATCTTGCGGTTGATTATTATAAAGTAATTCCTCTCCTAATTGAGGCAATCAAGGAACTTTCTGAAGATAGAAATATCATAACTTCTAAAAACGGAGTTAAGTATCGTTTCGTTGTTGACGATGATGGAAACCTATCAACTGAGAAGGTCTAGGACACTCACCCGACTGGCACACACCCCTTGACCACCCGGTCCAGATGCCCTATAATATGGGGGTAATCAACGGAACAGCATGAACGAGTACGTCAAAGGCAT